TGGTAAGTAATGAAGGTAGCAATGCTTTCGGTCAGGAGCCTATAGTCCCTGATGTACAAAAAGCTGGTTTTGAACGAACAAGAAAATACATGAATGTTTTTCTATAAGCTAAGCAACTATTAAGGATGGCTTGGGTGTCTGATTGACAAGAATCAGGCACAACTGCGGCTAAAGTTGCGAAAGCAACTCGGGACATGAGGTTCCGAATCACCTCCATCTAACCGAGAGTGTGACAGAAGAAAAACTTCTGTCACACTCTTTTTGTTTATGGACTCAGAATTAATTCGCAAGCAACTTGAACTAGGTTTAATATCTCCTGATCTTTTGTTATCTGGGACTAAACTTATCGACGAATCTTCAAGAAATGCTGGAGATTACAAGGATGGCAATTATTTGCCATTTTATTATCACCTTGGAAAGCAGCTTAAATCAAAAAATGTTTACCAAATTGGAGCCAAGCTTGGACTTGTAGGAGCATGTTTCCTCAAAAGTTGCAAGACAGTTGAAAGTTGGCTGGCTATGAACAATGACAAAACATTTACTACTCAAATAATTACCGCTAATTTGAAATTGAACACAAAATATTTTAATGATATTATGCCCGGTCCTATTTCTTGTATATCATTTACGGACAATATACTGGAAACTGAGACTCCTCATACAAAGAGCTTTTCTGGATTTGATCTTGGGTTTCTTACAGAAAATTTTGGAGAAGACAGATATCTGAAACACATGAATTTCTTGTGGAAATTTTTACTTCCAGAAGGATTATTAGTCGCAGACTATATAACAGCACATGATGTTTTTCACGAGTTTTGCAGGGTAAAGAACCGTGAACCAATAATTTTTAACACTCGTTATGGTGTAGGCATCATTAAAAAATAAGGTAACAGGAGGAAAAATGGGTTATGAAATTCAGTATACGTTCCATCCACGTAAAGAAGATGGCAGCTATAACACAGATGTCAAAGAAGACAAGGCTGTTAAAGTCGGAAAAGCATTTGATGATACGCCATTAGAAAAATGTGCAGCGGCTATTATGGCTCAGTTGGCTCGTCGAGACGTTTGGGTTGTGGATGTTAAGGTTTATGAGCTTATCAAGAGCGAAATCAATTTTAAAGAGGCTGCTGATGGGCGAGGCATAATCTTAAAGAACAAAAAATACAATTTAGGAAGCACTGCTGAAGCGTTGGCTGAAGATTTGATTGAAGAAATTCAGCCGCAAATTCAAGGAATGATTGTTCCACCGGGAATGCAACCTCATGAAATTGCTGCAATGCAAAGACAGAAGAATTCTACAGATTTATCAAATCTGTATGATGGGAACAGTAGGGTTCCCGTAAAACAAACTCCAAGGCCGCAGGTCAATCAGAACAAAGTAATTTATTATGTGTATTTTGAACCGCTGCAATGGACAAATGAAGCAAGAAAGAACAAATTGAGATTTACAGAAGACAAAAAATATCCTGTCCATGCTGTAATTCCTAAGAAGACTGCCAGTGGTGATGTAAGGTTGGATGCTCAAGAAATTGCTTTAACTGATGATGAAGGCAAAGTGATGATTCTTGACGAGAAATACTTTACTGTTGCTGGGAGGGGGTTAATTGCAGATGAGCAATTGGGGTTTTCGGGATCAAATGGAAGAAGAGATTCAAGGCCAAAGCTTATGCACGAAAACGAACTTACAATTGTCAATCATCCAGAAGAAAGACAGCCGCAGCCTTATAAGCAGGTTCGGAGGCTTAATCAAGCGGATATTCCTGCTGGAATCCCGTTAGATGATGGAACTTTACCGGAAGAATTATTTCAAGTGCCGGATTTGCGGCCTAACAGAAGATAAGAAAGTAATACTATGACATCTAAAGTACAAAAAAAATTGCAGAAGCGTAAATCTCGTGAAAAAGATGCACGTAAAAAGGTTCTTGTAAGGCGAGAAGCAATACGTGCTCCAATTCGTAAAGAAAAAGAAGAGATTCTTCGTCAGAAGAAAATTAGAAAACTTCAGCGTGATTTGGAACAGTTCGATCAAGTGATGACAGATCGTGAAATGTTTGAAGCAAGTGACGACACTTTGAGTCAGCTTGAAAAGAATGTTATGATTCTTAAAGCATTAGAAGAAGAATACAATCGAGAGATGGAGAAAAAAGAAAAAATTAATGAGAGGCTTGAATCTGAAGGTTATTACACTTTGGAAGAAAAAATGCAGGCCGCTCGTGAGATTTATGGATCAGATATGGGTGTAGGCGGATCTGCTGGGGCGAGTTTTTCAGTAAAAAAACCCATGAAAGACGTATCAGAAGTTTCTGTAATAAAAGACCCTTTGAATGAATCTTCAGAAATCTCTTAAAGAACGCTAAAGTCTATTGACCTGTTTTGCGAAAAGAAATATAACTTAAACATCTGAAACACATTGTTACAGATACTTTTCCATTTACGGAGTTAAAAACATGTCAGATTTTGGAACACTCGATCTCGAAGAAATGATGGGCGAAGATGCTCGTCTTAATGAAGCTGGTCAAGCAAATTTTCTTGACCAATTCGTCCCTATGCCGGATGTAAAGCCCGGTCAAACAGGTACTGTTTCTGTAAGAATTTTGCCGCCAGTGCGTGGTGGAAAACTTTATCAGTACAACAGAACCCACAAGATGAACGGTCGTAGCATTCACTGCCCTCGTCCGCTTGTTAATGGAAAATGGGAACGCTCTATTGCTTGTCCTGTTTGTGATTACTACAGTGGTTTGTGGGCACAAGCGGACAAGTTGGAGAAAGCTGGTCATGTTAATGAAGCCAATAAGCTTAAAGAAGAAGCTCGCAGCATTAAGCCAGTCGAGCGTTACTATTACAACGCAATTGTTCGTTCAATGCCCGGTGGTGAAGGTGGAAGCGTTCTTACGAACGTTGGACCACGTATTCTTAGTGTAGGCAAGTTGCTTCATAAGCAACTGATTCGTGCCATCGTTGGAGAAGAAGGTGATCCAGATTCTAAGCTTGGCAACTTCACAGACCTCAAGTCTGGTTATGACTTTATCATCAGAAAAGAAATAACCAGTGGAGATGGTTTTCCGAAGTATGATCGATCTGGTTTTGCTCGTGCCACTTCTCCCGCTGGAAATCCAGAAGAAGTTAAGAAATGGTCAGAAGCACTGAACGATTTGACAAAACTTAGAAATCCTCGTGATCTCGAAGTTTTGGAGAAAGAACTGGCAATTCATCGTGGTTTGATTCCTGATGATGTTGAGAAGTTCGATACTAACAGTTTTGATGCCAAGTGGGGAAAAAAGGCTGCTGAAGAAGTTCAAGAATTGATGGATCATAAGCCGGGCGGCGTTTCCGTTCCTGCTGGAGTTCCTGCTTCTGCATCAGTTGCCTCTGAAACAAGCGTTTCATCAAAGAGCGAAGATGTTCCCATCGAAGATGAGGATTTCTTGAGTGCTCTCGAAGAGATGGAAAAGTAAATCTTTCCTAAGAGGAGCAGGCCAGTTGTCTGCTCCTCTTTTTTTATTAAAGCTTGTTTTTAAGAGGATATTATCATTATGGCAAAGAAGAAAATAACAGACGCATCAGTCGTTGACATTGATGCGGCATATGCTGCTATTGCAGAAAAAACTGGTGGAGACACTCTTGATTGTCTTGAAGACATCAAGTTTTTTATTGACACTGGAAATCTTTCGATCAATTATTCCTGCTCTGGCAGATATATTAAAGGCGGAATTCCGGGAAACAGAATCACAGAAGCATATGGTCCAGAGGCTTCTGGAAAATCACTTATTGCGTCAAATTGTTTGTTTGGAGTTCAACAAATTGATGGATGGGCTGTGATCTTGGATTGCGAAAATGCAACAAATGCAGATTTCATGAAAAAAATCAGCCATCTGAATTTGAAACGAGTTATACGTTACGCACCATCATCTTTGGAGCGAGCATTCAGACAGATTCACACTACTACGAAAGAAATTCGTGATAAAGAAAAAGAATTAGGAATTGAAAGAAAACCAATTCTTTTTGTATTTGACTCTTTAACTGTTCCGCCTTGTGAACGTGAACTGAGAGAAAATAAACTTCCGATGGATTATAATCCTGCTCAATGGAAGACGATTGTAGGACGTCAAGAACAGCCGGGAGAAAGAGCTAAAGTAATTTCAGCAGAGATGCGTAAATTACAAGCAATGGTTGTTGAAAACGACGTAACAGTTTACCTCATTAATCAGACTCGTGATAAGATTGGCGTTATGTACGGAAACCCAGAAACAACGCCGGGTGGAAATGCAGTGAAGTTTTATGCTTCTCTAAGAATGAGAACATCAGCTAAGAAAAAGATTGAACACAAGAACTTGGAGAAATTTTCTGGCATCAACATGCAGGTAAAAAATGTAAAGAATCGTTCTTGCCGTCCATTCATTGTAGCTGATGATATTAAGTTGTATTTCGATGATGGAGTAGATCCATTGAGTGGTTTGCTTAACTGTTTAATTTCTGATGAGAGAATTACAGGCAAAGGCACCTATTCAGTTGCAGAAAAGTATTTGACAGCAGGGCTGCCTGAATATAAGTTTAAAGCAAAGAAGGCAGATAATAGAGTTCCTATCCAAGTTCTGCTTGATTGCCCAAAGTTAATTGACGCAGAAACAGAAGCTGAAGTTCAAGAGTATCTTGATCGATGGGGCGGCGGATTAATGGCTACTGAGAGCGGAGAGTACGGAGAAAAGAACGTAGAATTCGACGCTGATGGAAATCCATTTGAAACTGGTGGATATGAAGATGAAAACGATGAAAACGAAGAAAGCGATGATTAAAATCCTTTCTTACGATCGTAAGGCAGGTGATCAGGATTGATCACCTGCCTTTTTTTGTAGGCATAATTATGGTTTGATATTAAGTTCAGTATTTCTTCGTCTGTAAGTTCTGTTACAGCTAAATCAAACTCTTGATTAGACAAGCATCTTGTCTGATCACCTTGTTCGTCTATTATGGTTTCTTCTACAACTGTTTCTGTTTCTTCTGTGTGTGAAATTTCTGTTTCGCAATTAGAACTGCGAATCCAACGTAAGATAGATTTTGTTATTCTACCAAGCAATAATTCCCCTGACCGATTTTCTTGATGTGCTTTCCATTTCTTGCCATTTGTTTTCTAACGGCAGATAAGTGATTGCATAGACAAGAATCGGTAATTTCACAATTTTTGTATTTTTTCTTAAGGTCTTTCAATGATACCGTCTTTCCTTCTGACAGCTTTTCGTAAATATACTCTTTGATTTTTTTTGCATTCTTTAAAATCGAGCTTCTTGGACGACTTTTCGGATAAATCTTATCAATGATCCTGATATCCATTTCTGTGTCGTAATCAGGATTACATATTGCACCAGCAAGATTTTTTAGCTGGTTGATGATTTTCCCTTCTAATACGTCAACTTTATAAACTTCTGCATGAAAAGTTTTTACAAATTCAACAATAGAAGGCATATTTTTTTCGTTGACAAGAAACTTCCTCTTGTCTGGTGTTTTTACAAGTAAGCAGTTATTCATGATTCTCCCTTGACATGGATTGACTGATAATTACATTCTATCTAAAATATAAAGATATGGACAGACCTATTGATTGCCGATCTTTAAGAAGATTTGGCGTAGAAATTGAACTCAATACTTTGGATGGTTTAATTAGAAGACCAGACCCAGATGCCGGAGAGATTCCGAATGGTGCGGACTATGTGGCATGTGTTGTAAATAAATCATCTAAGGGAAAAGTTGAAATTGCCGCATGGGATTTTGTTCACAACAATGACAATTGGGTCATTAAACATGATATGAGTTGTGGACTTGAAATTAATACACCTGTATTGAAAGGGTGGCATGGTCTAAATAATCTGATAAGTGTTGTAGATGCACTTTCTAAAGACCAAAAAATAAAAGCCAATCATTTGTGTTCTTTACATGTTCATGTAAGTGTAAATGATTTGGACTTAAATCAAATGGCGTCTGTAATTGCATATTATCTTAAATGTGAACATGTGTTTTTTGATTCTGTTCCGCCTCAAAGAAAAATGAATCGTTATTGTCAATGCATAAGCATGACAGATTGGTTTGACACAGAATTTGACATGGAACCAATGGAGCTTGTAACTCGTATTTCTCAATCAAAATACGGATCTATCAATACATTTCATTTTATACGTGGCGGTGGGTTTTCTGTTGAAAATGATCGTCGTCAAACAATAGAATTTAGAATTGCTGAAAATACCGCTTGTCTTGATCCATGTTTTGTAAAAAATTGGATTAGGTTATTGATTCATTTTGTTGAAGTTACAAAACATAAAAAGCTTCCAGTCCCATATATTTTGGGAGACCAACACTCAGGCTTAGCTTGGTTGGATTTTAAAGAAGTTTATCGTTTGTTGAAATTTGACAAGCCGTTGTCTTTGGGTATGCAACAGGTTCGACAGTGGTTCATGGAAAGAATTCTGAAAAATGGATCTCACATGGAAAATTCTACTATATGGTCCGATATAGGTCGTTCTGTTTGTAGAAATGAATTTTTAGAGGTTGATTCAAATTTGTCGAGAATCAATGACATTGAAGACAATCTTTATGGACAGAAGTGGATCGTATGATGGGTACATATTTATAATGAACAATGAAATCAAACAATCTGTTAATTCTATGAAGGCGATGGCTGATTATTTGGTTCCCTACACATTCCCAAAAGTTTCTTTTGAGGAAGAACAGAAAATTTTATTCTTTAAGCAAAAAATTATTAAAGTTGATGGTTATGAATTGATTGTTTGTTACAGCAAAGCCGATTATGAATCATATTGTTTGGAAACTTTACAAATACAATCGCCGCAAGTCCCGTTTATTCCATTTAATATTGTGTGCAAAGTTGGACAATTATTTATGGGACAAAAAAATTTGGCATATATTGACTTTTTCAGACATAATAGGAAAGTTTATTGTTGGGCAGTAAAATCTTTAGAAGAAAAGCGTTTATCTCCGGGAAAAAAGTCTAGTCCTACAAGTTACGAAGGGTTTGATTTTCATTTATTGCACCCCGGAACTGTAGATTTATTCTGATTTGAAGATTCTTTTGGATAAATACATTCAACGTCGTTTTATCGAGAGGTAAGCACAATGAAAAACGCTAAAGCACTCAAACTTCAATATCTTATAGTTCAGCAACTTTTAGAAAATGGACATGTTTCTCTTTTGTTACCAGATGGTATTACCCTTGAAATTGGAATAACACAAGAAGACAAATACGGGCAATTAAAGAAAGTTGATGATTATTGCTATGTTGTTTCAACATCTAAAGATGGTCGCTCAGCAATGTTAGATTCATTTAATTTGGGCTTGCAGTTTGAAGATAGCGACGATACTATTATTTGCGAAGACTGTGTGTTGGGCAATCATGGAACACTTGTCCGCACTTTAGATGTTGTTTAGTACCTATTTGTACAAATAGTTTCCATTAAAAAATGAGTTCCATGTGATTCTTTAAGTTTGGCCTCTCCGGACAAACTTAAAGATAACACATGCGTTCCGATGACGACTCCATTGTCCTTCGGCACGCTGAATTCAATCCAAACTTCAAATTCTGAAGCAACATCTGTAATCATAAACTTTGTTACAGACGCTTGGAATTTTATTTTAGGAATTTCTTTTTGTTGCAGCGTTTTGTACGCTGTATTACGGACGTATTCTAAGCATAGCCGCACAACTTGTTGGCGATCTAAGAATTCTGTCCAGTTCAACTGGAGCAATCGTTCCAGTTTTTCTGCAATCAATATTTTCATGTGAGGCATACCATGAGCAGGAATACAATAGTAGAGTTTGTTAGTTCAATTTCCGAGGAAGATTTACGATTCCTTAACACTAGATTGAATGAAAGGCTTCAGGGCGACATGGCAGAAGCATTGGATTTTATCAGCCATTTCAAGGCGATGGATGCAATGTTTGTGTCTGCAAAATCAGCCGATGAAGTTTATAACTTCTGCGATTCGATCACAGAAGTTTTACAAAAAGAGTGCAAAAAACGAGGTGTTCAAACAGATCGCAGGTAATTAATAAATAAGTAAGGCGGGTAGTTCCGCCTTACTTATTTTATGTCATTCAATAAGGAAAACAAGTATGTTTGGTCCATCGCCATTAAAAGCAAAAGCAAAAGCAAAAGCAAAAGCAAAAGCAAAAGCAAAAGAATGGAAGTTTGTCAGCATTGATATTGAGACACTAGGTCTCGATGAAAATTATTGCGACATTATTGAATTTGGAGCAGTATTAGATGACTTGGACACTCCGCTGGAAGATCTTCCAAGATATCATTGTTATTTAACCAATGACAAAAACAGATATCAAGGAGAAATTGCCGCTATGGCTATGCACGGCACTATCTTTAAGAGAATTGCTAGCCGTGAAAAAGGTTACAACTATATTCCGACCGATATTCTTGATGAAAATTTTTCTTCATGGCTTAAAGAACATGGATTGGATAAAATTGTTATCATCGGAAAGAACTTTGCAAATTTTGACCTGAAATTTTTACAGAAGATTGGGTTTGGAAATTCTACAAATTTTCATCGGAGAATTCTTGATGTTGGTAGCATGTTCTACGATTCTGTCAAAGACATTGTTCCTCCTAATCTTGAAGAATGCTTAAGAAGAGCGAGAGTTGAAAAAACAGTAGAACACACTGCTGTTGAAGATGCACTTGATGTCTTGCGTTGTGTTCGTTATAAACATTTTCATTATAAAGCTATAATTTAGGAGCAGTAGCAATAATGGCAGAAGTGATCAGAATTAGCGATAATCCCACATTGGTCCCAACGAAAAACTATCAGTACGCCTCGTGGGAGTTTGATGAATTCAATCCTTGTCAAAGCAGTGTTTTTAATGTATTTGACAAAAATGCAAACATGGCTATTGCTGCGGCCACCAGTGCAGGCAAGACAATTATGTCTGAAATGATCGCAGCCTATGAGATAAGAAAAAATAATGGCAAAGCGATTTATGTAGGTCCACTTAAAGCCTTAGCAAGTGAGAAAGAGCAGGATTGGACTGATCCAAGTCATCATTTTTCCAATTTGAATATTTCGATTGTAACTGGAGATTTTCGATTTACAGCAAAAAGATCAAACGAGGTTAATTGTTCTGATTTAATTGTAATGACTCCTGAAATGTTGGCATCGAAATGCAGGAACGACAGTTCTGATAAGAGTCAATTTTTAAAAGATGTAAAAGTTGTAATCTTTGATGAATCGCATTTATTGACCGTTCCAAATCGAGGAGACCACATTGAAGTGGCTTTAATGAAATTGGTGAAAATCAATCCTGATATTAGAATTGTATTGCTTTCCGCAACAATGCCTAATGTAGATGAAATCTGCCAATGGATAACAAATCTCACTCAAAAAGACACTTATTTTTTAGAATCTAATTATCGTCCGTGCCCTTTAAGTATTCACTATGAATCTTACTACGACGGCGATAAATCATATGATGACAAAGAAGATAACAAGATTCAATCGGCGGTTTCTATTGTCAATTATTATCCCAATGACAAATTTTTGATTTTTGTTCACACCAAAAGAACCGGCAAGTTAATGGTGAAACAACTCGATCAGAATGGCATTGTTGCCGAATTTCATAACGCCAATTTAGCGTTCAAAGAGCGAAAGAATCTGGAAGACAGATTTAAGAACGACGTAAACACACGGGTGATTGTGGCGACAAGTACATTGGCTTGGGGTTGTTATGCCCACGGGACTAGATTACTGGGTCCGCATGGAAGGCTTGTCAATGTAGAGGATGTTTTTGAAGGAACAAATCTTCTTTGCCCTGTTGAAAATAAATTTGAAAAAAGAACAGTAGTGTCATGTCGTGATTTTGAAGACAAAAATGGGATTTTAGTCATTTTGGAATCAGGCGAAGAAATGTTGGTTTCTTCGGATCACGTTTTTTTTGGAACAAATAAAAGAAATATCCCAGATTGGTGCAAGGCAAATATATTGGAAAAAGGCGATTTTATTGCTACGCCTTCTGATTTAAAATTTAAGACTCCAACAGAGTTTATGTTTGATCCATTTTGGTATTTAATCGGGTTTGGTTTCGGAGATGGATCAATTACTGATTGCGGTACGCACGCTGATGGTAGTCAAAAAGCTGTGTTGGATTTTTGTTTAGGAACGAGAGATCGGCACGCAGATCAAATTGTCGCATGGTTCAATCAATTGTTTGGTACAAATTATGAAATGCACGATGACATTAATTCTATACCTCATTTAATTACAAAAAAAAGAGATATAGTCGATAAGTTTTTAGATCACTTGCCTCTTGGTAGAAAAATTGGATTAGACGATGTGCCTAGTAAAATTTATGGAAAAGCAAAAATAGTTGCCAATTTTTTACGTGGTTGGTTTGATGCAGATGGTGGGATGGAAGATCACTCTAATGATAATCAATCTGTTGGGTTGTCGTGCATCAGCAAAAGAGCATTGGAAAGTGCTAGAGCTTTGTTATTGGGATTTGGTATCCACTCTTCTTTTGGAAAGAAGAAAGTAAAAGATGTTATAATAAATGGCAGATTTCAAAAATCTACAAGAAAATATTCATATAGAATTAGAATTTTTGGCAACACGAATATCAGCAAATTTAGCAAAACGATAGGATTCGGCCATGTTGAAAAACAACAAAAACTCAATAAATATTTGAGTTCAATTTCTTCAAACAAACTTCAAAAAGATTTGATTCCCGCAAGATCGTTGATTAATGAACATTTAAATTTAAATAATTTGACTAAGTTGGACTTTAGAAGAATTTGTAATTCCGATTTATGGAATTGCGTTAACAAATCTGATTGTAATCGTTTTACGTTGCAAAAATTAATCAATAACACTTCTAAAAGAAGCGGCTTGAATGATCTTGTTGAAAAACCAATTTTTTGGAGCCGTATCAAAAGTATAAAAAAGAAAATACATGGAACTTTCAGAGAAATTGAAATTGATGATCCTTTTGCTTATGTTGGAAACGGAGCTATTTCGCATAACTGCAATCTTCCTGCTCGCCGTGTAATTGTTACTGGAATTCATCGTGGTTTGCAATTAGTCGAAAATTATGATATTTGGCAAATGGTTGGTCGTGCTGGTCGTCCAAAGTACGATCCTCGTGGCGATGCGTATATTTTAGTGCCTGAGAGTAATAAAAATGAACATATTGGTAGATTGAAAAAGCAATCTCCGATCCGCTCAACGATGTTGGAATATGTTGGAACAGATGCAAATCCACATTACAAAACTTTGGCTTTTCATGTTGTAAGCGAAATTCATCATGGAAGCATAAAAACAAAGGAAGGGTTTCATCAATGGTTTCGTAAGAGCTTGGCACATCATCAGGACCAAAATTTCAATGATGCGGTCATTGACCGCACAATTAAAATGTTGGAACAATGCAGAGCGATTGTTGTTGAAGATGGCGAGTACAAGTGTACTGCCGTTGGAAAAGTTGCTTCGATGTTCTATTACAGTCCTTTTGATGTTTCTGATCTTAGACGAAATTTCAAACAAGTCTTTGATCAAAAACTTGAAGAGAATGATTACGCTTTAGCAATGGCAATGGGAAATGTAGACACTAATAAGTGGGCTATTGCAAATCGGTACGAAAAAGAACAGATGGCTACTTTTCAAGGAAAAGTAGAAAGAATGTTTGGTGAATCGACATTTCTTCCGGGAGCAATTAAATACGGATTCGTTTACTTCAACATGTTGAAGGGCAAGAAAAATGATGTATTTGCTGCTCTTCAAGGAGCAATGTTGGTCGATCTGGAACGAACGATGCAGGTCATCAATGCCCTCGATAATATGAGCTGTAAGTGGGAAAAACAAAATTGGTTCAAGACTTTTAAGATGCGTCTTCAATATGGAGTTGAAGCCGATCTAGTTGAATTGGTCCAGATTCCAAATGTTGGACACGTTAGAGCAAACAGACTCAAAGACAAGAAGATTAAAAGTCTTGGCGACTTCTTAAACTATGATGTTGGCACAATTGCCAAGATTATGAAATGTAGCACTAAGCTGGCTGAAGAAGCACTGGAAGGTGCTCGTTTGATAGAATTTAAAGGGTCGATTAATGATTAAAGAAAACAATCCTATGGTTTTGTATCATTGGTGGTGCGATGACATGACAGTCAAACCATATCAAGATATGGTAAATCCAGTTGTATTGTCCATTGTCGTTTTACGGGCACACAATAAAAGTGTGCCTGTGACAGTTTTAGATTTGAGCCAAAGAGACGCAGAAGATTGGGGTGTATTCCCAGAATTGCTTAACTTCAAAGTTGTGAAGTGGAATCCTCTGCTTAATTTGTCTTTGCCAAAATCATCAAAGTTGTGCTCCCGTGTTTGGGATGTCTGGGCATACGCTCATAAGATTGGATATAATAAAATAATTTTCACTGACTCAGATATTTTTTGGCTTAAAAACCCTTTGCCTCTTAATGAACAAGAGGAAAATGGAGACATTGCAAAGTTCTATTGCTCTTCAAATACTGGAGTGTGGTATTTTGACAAAACAAATTCGATTTCTGAAGAAGTGTTTCGTATTTGGAAAAACATTATTGCTCGTGTAATAATTGAAGATAAAGAATTTTTTGATGAATTAAGAGAGAAAGTGCCAACTGCCAACAAAGTGTTTCATGATGAAGTTGCATTTAACTATCTAATTGTTCAATATCCAGAACTATATTCTCCTATTGGACACGAAGAGAATTATCATATTTACGTATTAAGAAATGACAATCAAGATTTAAGAAAGATAAAGTGCTTGCATGGACTTCGTTCTGTTCTTGGATACAAAAGAGGCAGAATTTGTTTGGTGTTGAAAGAATTAAAAGATGCTGTAGAACGTGTCTTGACAATAGATCATTGCAAAATGATCTACGGAGATACAGATTATAAAGATGTATTGTCAATTTTTGACATAAAAAAAACAACTCATCAAAGATTGAAACATGTTCTTGAGTTTACTGGAAATGTTACAGTAGAAAAACTGTTTGAAGAGCTTAAGTAAAACATAGATGTAAAATATTGTAAATTGGAATAAAGATGGATTTTAGACATCTTCGTTTTCATTGATTTCTTTCTTTGCCAAAAAACCCTTTAGGGTATTCCATTTTTACGATGCCATCACCATCAACTTTCTCTCCTTGTTCATTCTCCACCCAAAATTTTACTTCTTGAATATTGCCTGCAAAGTCTTCCATTGACTTTGTAGTTGGATCAAAATATTCAGTTTCATACATACATTTATCTTCTGGCCACATTGGCACCTTTAATCTCTCCCCCTCATGAAGAACAATTACAGAACATTCTTCAGCTTTTGCATTATAAATCTTACAGTTCTTACAGATTCGTTTTATTTGCTTATTAGACATCTTGACCTTGACTATATTCTTTAAAAATGATTGAATACAAGAACACTCAATAAATCCTGTATCATACTATAATACAGTTGAACGAATTATTAATTCAAGAGGAAACAAAAATGATAGAACTTAATGAATCAAATTTTGATTCAGAAACAAACACAGGATTAGTTATAGTCGATTTTCATGCTCCAAGGTGTGGTCCTTGTCGTATGCTTGCTCCAGTATTAGAGTCTATAACTGGAGCAAAGGTTGTAAAGGTTGATACAGATCAAAATTCAAATCTTGCCGTCAAATATAATGTTTCAGTAATTCCTAAATTGTTGTTTATGAAAGATGGACAGGTAGTTGATCAGTTGACAGGACTTGTCAACAAAGAAACTATTCAGAGCAAAATAGACGCTTTGTCTAAGTAAAAATTTTTTAACTCAAGGAGGAAATATGGCATTTGTAATTGGCGTTGCTTCTCAAGCTCAACATGGCAAAGACACTTTGGCAGATCGTTTGTGTGAAAGACTGAATATTAAGTCTGAAGGAAAATGGCACAGACGATCATTTGCTTCAAATGTAAAGCGAGTTTTTTGTGAGACATTTGCTGTCGATTCTGACTTTGTTGAAAAGTGGAAAGTCAAACCAGAAAATCCTCCCGGATTTGACATGCCTGTAAGACAGTCTCTTCAATTTATTGGTGATGGCTTTCGAAAGATCATGGCAAAAATTTGGATGGATCTTACTTTCCGTGACACGTTGCCAAAAATAATTTCTGATGTTCGTTACATTAATGAATTCAAGCGTGTTAAGGCCGAAGGCGGGCTTAACATTCTTATGGTAAGGACAGATAGACTTAATGATGACCCAAATGGATCAGAAGCAGAGATTCGGCCATATCTCGATTGGTGTCTTAAAGCATTTTCTCCCACTACAAAGTTCGTGGATTTGAGAGATGTTGATTATGAAACGTTGTACGGAATTTTACCTGAAGCTGTCAAGCCGCCAGAAGGTATGAACCAGTTTGATGCGTTCGTCAGGAATGATGGAACGATTGAAGAACTTTATGAAACAATTGATAGTAAATTGGTCCAATTCGTGGATCATTTTGTATTTGAATTTAAAGGAATATAACAATGCCATATATTAAAACTGAAGACAGAGACAAGTATAAAGGATTTATAGAATCCGCATTAGGAATTCTTAATGACCCTAACGACAATCCTTATCTTAAAGGAGAGTTCTTTGGCTATTTTGTTAATCGTTTGCTCAGAAAGTTCTTAGGTACGCCGGATTATGCAAGCCCTGCATTCAATTCTACTTTCTTTAATGAAAGCAAGAGAAAGTCATTGGAAAACGCTGCTGACAGTATTGCAGCATCACTCAATCGATCTGATCCAATGTCAGCCGCAGGAGAGATGAATTATGCTGTAAGTGCTGTGTATTGGGGATTTCTTGGAGACTCTGTAGCATTTGCCAGAGCAGGATATGGCATCAGAGCATATCTCAATGGCGTTTTGGATAAGATTATCAGTCAGATCGAGACATTCAATGTTGCTGGAAATAACAAAGATGCAACTATGGCTTTTCGTCGCCAATTGGTGATTCGAGGTGTTATTGATCACGTCAAACATGAGACTTACAGACGCAATACAATGTGTTTTGAAGATGAAAAGCGTATGGAAAATGGCGATATTTGGAATACAGGCACTCTGAAAATTTCTTAAACAAGGAGATCAAAGCCATATCAGAATTCTACGACGATGATGTTTGGGCCGCATATAATGAGGCAAATTTGTCATATTGGGGAGTTCGAGGTAAAAAAGGCGTGTATTTTAAAGAATAGGAGAATGATGAGTGGATTAATCAAACCAAAAGATATGAACTTCGTCAGCAAACGATGGGGCTGGGAGCTTTGGATTTGTAATGGCGAAAAGTATTGTGGGAAAAAATTGTTCATTAAACAAGGATTCCATCTTTCGTATCACAGCCATTTTTTAAAAGACGAGGTGTTGTTTTTTGAAAGCGGAAAATCTTGGTTTACTTATGGAAAAAGTGAAAAAGATTTTTCTTGCGTAGAAATGAAGCCCGGATTTGCGTTTCATGTAGAGCCGGGTTTGATACATCAAATACAAGCTGTTGAAGATACTGTATTATTTGAATTTTCAACTAAACATTTTGACTCAGATAGTTATCGCACAACATTGGATTTGCTCATTGATAACACAGAAGGCGTTAAATGATTAAAATAAAAGACTGCAAACACGGTCCTATGTTATACCTAGCCAATGATAAGTGGACTGGAAGATCATTTGATCTTTATGGAGAATGTTTTGAAAAACAAATTGATGTCATGCTTAAATTCATTAATGCGGACGACGTTGTAATCGACGCTGGAGCCAATATTGGTGATATGACAATTCCTTTGGCTAAAAAAGCAGGGTCCGTCATTGCGTTCGAGCCTCAAGAATTCTTGTTCTATACAATGTGCGGCAATATTGCATCTAACAATCTTTACAACGTCAGAGCACATTGCAAGGCTGTTGGAGATGTCTCTGGGAAAAAGTTATTTTGCCCATCGCCATTGCTTAAAAATGAATTTGGCATTTCTTTTTATGACGATCCAATGCAACACTATGGCGGCGTATATCTGACAGAAGAAGCAAGATTTTCATCTGATTTTCAGGTAGAGACAATTTCTATTGATGATCTAAATTTAGATAGATGCGATTTCATTAAATTGGACATCGAAGGTGATGAATTCAAAGCATTGATTGGAGCAAAAAACACAATTGAAAAATTTAAACCAATTATGTTCATTGAATCAATGCCTTGGAGTATGCCTAATCTCGCAGAAGCAGTAAGGAAATTAGGGTACGTATACAGAACAGTCAGAGCTAAATTTTACAATCCTGACAATTTTTTTAATAATCCAATTGATGAACTTAGAGAAAAAAATAACCCTGAATTGCCAATGGTGTCTAGCGACATTATTTGTTATCACAAGGATCATCAAGAACAAATGGACTTGATGTATTTTAAAGCGATGAAAGAGATTATGTAAATGTGCATCTGTGCCTAAATACAGGTATGCAAACGATTGACAATCTTTACAGCATAGATTACCTCTATCCAAAAATATTAATTCTTGAATTAATCGAAAAAACTAAGGGTTGTTCCGTGGTCTGGGATAAGATCCGTTCAGCTACTTATAAAACTCATTGGCAAGTTGAAGATAGATATTACGACATATCTCTTACTTACCTAAAAAATACGTTTAAGATAGATTTTAAAAGAAATGGGAGATCTGTTTACAGTTTAGATTCAAATGCAGTTGCAGAAATTAATGATTTGTATCAAATCGTAGAACTTTACCTTGAACAAGATGATTCTTTCTTGCCTGCCTTACAAAGTCAACTTAGTTGCAGGCGTTATAATAGAGTCAAAGCAAAAGGCGGAGTTGTAGCCGGAGGAATATCTGCGCATGTTGTAAAGGCTATTATGACTGCTACAGGCGGCGTTAAAGTTGGAGGATCTTCAAGTGTGCTTAAATTTTTGCCGGGACATGGTGGCGTTGTTGTTACAGGCTCTTCTATAGTTCGCATAATTTACACAATTAACATCATGGCTAGTGGTGGTGCTGTAATCGGCAAATCTTCTGTTGTTAATTCAAATTTTAATAATCATTTCACAGGTGGCGTTAAAGCAGGCGGAAGATCTGTCAGATCAACCTCTGCATTCGCATTTGGCGGAATTATAGTAGGTGGATCTGCAATTTCTCTAATTCGCATTATTGGAACTGGAGGAGTAAAATGTGGAGGAACTTCGATACATCAATTGTTTGTTAGATCACATGGTGGAGCAAAATGTGGAGGAACAGCTAAAGTCACGCCTTACATAGAGAAAGGTTATGGAGGCGTTGTTGCACGTGGAGTATCTGGTGTTCCTATAGATGTTTACGTTGCTTCAATACATCCAACTGGATTAGGAGTAAAGAAAGTTCTTGTTAATGGATCTTCAGTTTCATTGAGTTCCTCAAATGTATCTGCATTTGCCGTAGATGCGGTTAATAGAAAAATGTTTTATGCGAATTATTCTGGCGGAAAAACTGACATTTATAGAACGGACATAAATGGATTGAATCTTGTAAAAATACAAGAAAGCAATCTTATAGTTACAAATATGGCGGTTAGCGGAACAAAACTTTATTTTGCCAATAATTTTGTTTTTTTCCAAGCGACTAACAATGCGGCTGTTTTGAGTTGTGATTATGATGGATCAAATCTTCAAGTTCTTTTTCTTCGTGGGCAAAAAAACATAATCGATATGGGTTATCAAAATGGTTATTTATTTTATACTTATTCAGAGACTAATATCGATTATTTTTACAATGGACAATTAAGTAATATTATTAATTCCAATAACACGTTTACTTCAGTGACCGGAGCAATAACGGCTGTAAAAAATAAAGTTTTACCGCATAAAATAGATTTAGTGTTTAATTCTTATAACACAATATACAATCGTATTTTCATTAATCGGCTGACCTGTCCTGTCAACGAATCCTTAATTGGGCATGTGAGTGTTAATTATGACATACAAATCTTGTCAAATAGCTTTTCAAGTGACGGAGGAAATGAAATTTATTATTCAAATTTAGTGAACTCTTACCCAAATGCTATAAATAAATTTAATTTGGATGATCAGTCAATTACAACAATTTCAAGTGAAGATCATTATCTTGTATCAACTGGAGTTAGTCATTTATGACAGATAATCTACTTCAGCTCATTGGAATGCAGCCAGACATTATTCTTGCTGAACTGATAGATGGTACTAAGACATGTGCCATTATTTGGGATCAGATAACGCACACCACTTACCATGCTAATTTCATGTGGAGAAATAATTACTATGACATTTACATAACTTTGATCCAAAATGGATATGTGCTTGACGTTTTGAAAAACAAGAGAAAGATTTTTAATCTAAACTCATTTTTGAATAATCAAATTCAAGTTTTGTATTATGTGATCACAGATACGATGAAAGATCAGGTTTTGAAAGAAATCATAAATGATCTTAACAAGTTACAATCTTGCAAAAATATAAAAATGGTTGAAGCCAGAGGCGGAGTTGTTTGTAGTGGGTCTGCTTACAGTTAGATAAAATATCGGTAGAAACAAATATTGTTCAATCGGACATACCATTTGTAGATTTGCATGATGTTCCTTACGATTTAAGCTATGATATGACTACGCAAAAATTGTTTGTTAGTTCTGGGAAAAATGTTTATTTTTATCAAATGTAATGAATGGATTTAAATGGAAAAAACAGATATTTTGAAAGCGGCATCTAATGCCTATTATGTTAACGCCAGCATGATAAAATTTTTGTTGGTAGAAAATCTGGCCCTTAAAACACTTCTTCATCAAAAAGGGTTGATCACTCCGGAAGAATACAAGAGCTATCAAGAACAGGCTGGAGCGATTTTAGCAATGAAAGAAGAAGATCAAATGCTTAAGTTCTTTCAAAGTGTCATGGATAAACAAAATACCGAAGACTCTATTCGTTGATGGTTTGTTGTCTCTTTATTTTTGCTCGAAGCTTACCGAGGCCAACTTCTGTTTGAACGCTGAATTGCCATCCATGATTGAGAGCATGATCATTCATAGCTCCCCATTTTGCTCTATTTTGTTCATACGCTGTTTGATTGGCTGGTTTGATTTCCCAAATTTCTGTACTTCCATCAATGAAATTTACTCTGATGTCAGGGATGTAATCGTGCCATGCTCCTTGGTAGTAATATGGCACTTTGAATGGTTCAGCAAAAAAGACAGATACATCACGATCAGATTCTAATAGTTCATAGAACTCACATTCCATTCCAGACCTATAAGGGATGTCGCATCCGCTTTTTTTTGAAGAGAATGATCCAGTTCTGAATGCTACTTTTTTGGTCGTCTTTTTCTTTGCTCCGCCAGATGTGAAGTCTCTCCAAATTGCAACACGAGTTTGAATGCCTTTTGGCATGATTCTTTTTGGATGTTTTGCTTTATAGTGCATGGTAAGATCACGCACAGGGGCATCACAATCTGGGCATTTAAGAAATTCTCTTCCTTGTTCGTGATTTTCAACGATGTGTTGTTTGTATGCGGCAAAATCATCATAGTTGCGACCACACACGAAGCATTGCCATTTTCTGACGTTTGGTTTACCTTTTTCAAAAAGTTCTGACATAATTTCCTTAGCTGCGACAAGTTTCTATGTTTTGAATAAACTGTATTGTTTCTTTCAGCTTGGCGTCCAATTGCAGAACAATCAATTCGACGATTTCGTAAAGTTCTTGAGTCAAGCTGCTGCGTCCAGTTCTTGGCAATGGACCTTCCTCAATCGAAATGTATGAAACAGCATCTTTCTTAATGTCAAGCGTCCATTTTGATGCTGTATTTCCGATTCGAGTTTTGGTGACGTAGAAATCCCAATCGATATTTGTGTTAGAGTCTGTTTCCAAAGAGTGGAATTGAAAGCCACCGACGTGAGTCCAAACTACTCCGCATGACTTTGTTTTTTCAATGAGTTCACGGACTAGAGCTTCAAAATACAAATCTTGTAATTCAAGTAATGATGGCATTTTATTCCTCGTCGGCTCTTGTGAAATTTGGAGCATCATCTGGATCTTTTTTCAAAAATCGAGACAAATCAATAAGATTGAATGAATTCTTTTGTTTAGGGAAAGCTTTTTCTCCTAGTTTTTCAACTTCTTTATGAAGTAGCTGTGATACTTTGTCTTTGTCTAAAATATTAATTTTCTTTAAATCTTTGCTGCTGAAGATGTTTTGTGAAGGCTCTCCACTTACTGACCTTTTTAAGTTATGAGCAGAAAAATTGGCTTCATCTTTCCATCCAGAAGGAAGATCTTCATCAGGATGTTTCATTTTTGCGAATACAACTCGACTATCTTCTCCAGCACCAAAAATATCGTTTTCTTTCTTAAAAAAGAACACAAAAGGTGCTATTAGTTCGTTTACACGACTATCGATCTTATTTTCTAAAATAATCCAGTTTTTGAATCTCATATCATTGATATATACTCTCACCATGCAAAGATTTAGAGAATTTGTAAAATCCAAACCAATCAGATTTAGTCTTCGTGAAGAAGATGCCGCTCCCACTCCATCTGCACCTGTGCCGACTAATCCAGATTCAGGTGGAGACCAGAAAACCAATAAGTATCATTTTGACAAACTTCAAGACGAACTTAACATTGATGATGATGCTTTTAAAGGGGCGATGGAAGGCGGAGTTCAAACATTGTATAAGGTGCCAGATTATGGTTGGGGCTTTAGAGTTCAGCCACCAGTTCAGGCAAGTGTTAAAGATAAAGGAACCGGCCAATATGAAGTCACGTTTTTGTTAAATCAAGCCAGTAAGAGAAAAATGGTTTTGCCATATAAGCAAGGACAACGTCCAACTTATTATGAAGGGCCTGTTGAGAATAAAACAGTAATGATGAACAAGGAAGAGTTGGCTGATCTTATGGTTCCGCCATATGAAGCTGCTGCTTCTGGTGCTGGCGGAGCGGGAGCACCTCCAATGGGCGGAGATCCTATGGCTGGTGGAGCACCTCCAATGGGCGGACCACCGGGCGGTGGAATGCCTCCAATTGGAGGAATGTCATGAAATTCAAAGAATGGATGAATATTCAAGAAGTTGGGACATCCACAAGTTGCATTGCTGGATTTAGCCGTATGACCTTGCCAATGGTACGTCGATCATGGCCATTGGATTGGGGGTCTTGGAAAGACGATCGCAAAAAGAAAAAACCTGTGGAGCAGCCACAGGTTAAAGAATCTCGTCAATAATTTCTACAGAATCGAAATATAAAACAAAGCTGGTCGTGTTGTGGCTAAGATCAGCCCATTGTGCTCTAGCATTTTTTGATACAGAATAAAGTCTGAATAGACATAACTACTTTTTTGCGTCTCCATATAGACTAATATCATTGTTTAGCCAAATATTTTTCATTAAGATAATCCTTTTCTTGACTCTGCATCGTGAATGCCTGTGTCCATCTCAATATCATTATGCAGCATATCTCCTCCGCCGTATGGATCTGATCCCATGTGAGACAGTGCTTCAGCCATCTTTCGTTCCTTCTTTAATTTAGGAACATTATGTTTGAAACGATAGTCGTGTCCTGATCTATCGCTATTCCACCTGTCTGTATCTTGTGGTTGGGCGAACGCAAAGTTTGGAGACGACATTCGTTTTTCTTTTTTCTTAGATCCGCATTCAGGGCAAGTAACATTTTTATACTTACCGGTTTTGTCAAAGCTTGTTAAAGCATCATAGATTGATTCACATTTTGTGCATTCAAATTCAAAAATTGGCATATTTCCTCCATGCTATATGAGTGCTATTCTGTAATTTCTTCAATTTCTGTCATCATCATCAGACTTTGATATACAATAGCAATTTCTCTGGATTTTGAACTAGCACTCTTGAATCGCCACAGCCAATGATTTTTTGCGATTTTCACTGCCATTTTAATAATTTTGTGTGTTAGTTCATCTTGTGCCAAACCAACTTGCATTACTTCAACCAAGCTTGGGCTTTGAATAAATGCAATTGTTTCTTGTTCCAAATCATAAAGACCTTCGTCATCATCGTCATCATCGTCATTTTCTTCTTCATAACTACCAAAAAATGGTTTTTCGTTTTCAGAATCTTCGTTGTAAAATCTATCCATAAACACCACCTCAGACGACTACGCTGTAAAGGGTACACATTTTCTTCCACAATTCTACAATTCTATTTTCACATGATGTCATGTCAATGGTCATTAATCCATTGGCATTTGAGAACGGACATCCTTTAAGTGTATGTATCCATTTCCCACAACCTTTATGGTATGACACCAACGATCTTACATCTTCTGATTCTTTGGCTTCAGAACATAATATTTTTTCTTGTATTTGAACAGCATTTCCATCTAACAAATATGAATTCATCAAATCTGGAATATTGGGTTGTTTTAGGAACCATACATCATTATCGAATATTTCAGAAGACGAGTTGAATTGTTCAAGAAGTTTTTTGTCTAATACATCAATTGCCATAATCAAATCTTTAATAACTAAAACTGGACCTTCAATCATCTTTTGTGAGATTGCCTTACCAATGGCGTCCATTTTTGATGCTATAGGATCGTTTTCATCAAATAAGCTGTATCTCAAAATAGGCACATTGACTTTTTTTGCCCATTGAAAGTATTGAAATGGAGTTTCGGCATTTCTGGCACAAACAATAGCTACTTTAGCGTTTGGAAGATTTTTATAGACTGAGTACCAAGTGGCAAAGGCTTCCCAGTCTCTGCCAGTTTGTGTAGCAATTAACACAGATAGATTGTTCCCATTTTCTGTAATCATGATTTAATAAAAGAGTCTGTTGACTCACAAATTGAATTTAGTTAAATTACAGACAACTCAACGGACACAGAACAGTCGGGAATTGGCACACTTGCCTGCGTGTCATTGTCAAAGGATAGCTGTTGAATGACAAACACAAACAGAACAGTCGGGAATTGGCACGCACACACAAGGAAGTGGCACATGAATTTAATGAAACCGTATGATTTGGCTCTTAAAGATATTCTTGAAAATGGAGCAGATCGCACCAATAAGCGGACCAACATAAAGACAAAATCTATATTTGGCATGTGCAATCGATATCGTTTGGACACAGAATATTTTCCAATTCTGACTCGTCGCAAAGTGTGGCCTAAATCAGTTTTTGCAGAACTTCTTTGGTTTTTGTCTGGCAGCACCAATAACGAAGACTTAAAGAAAGTCGGTTGTAATTTTTGGACTCCATGGGTAGACAAAGAATTTGAAGCTAAAAATGGATTTGCTCCAGATGCGTTTGGTCCTGTCTATGGTTTTCAACTTCGTCATTTCGGCGGTGAATATGGAAATGGCATTGGTGGAACAAGTGGATCGCCTCTTGATTATGACCCTCTTCCGCCAAGCGTGAATGACAAAGCTTTAAATGTTTACGGAAGAGGCGGTTTTGATCAACTCGCATGGGTTGTGAATCGTATTAAAGAAGATTCGTCTTGTCGCAGAACATTGTGGACATTGTGGAATCCACAGGATGTTGCATCAATGCGTTTGCCACCGTGTCACATGCTTTATCAAGTTTTGGTAGATGATGAACGTCGAATGACGGGAATCATGTATCAAAGAAGCTGTGATTTTCCTGTTGGAGTCCCAGCAAACATTCAGTTCTACAGTGCTCTTACCATGATGATCGCACAACAAACCGATTGTATTCCTCAAGAGTTTGTTCACATGACAGCAGACAGTCATATTTATGGTGATCAAATTCAAGCAGTTGAGGAGTATCTCACATTGCCTGAAATGGATTCGCCAAAATTAAAAATAAGGAAGGCTAAGGATATCTTTAGTTATACGCCTGAAGACTTTGAAATTACTGATTTCGTTTCTGGGCCAAAACTTGAGATTCCTGTAGCCGTTTAAAAGGGTTGAAATGGTAACAATAATAGTTGCTTATGATGACAATCATATTATTGGAAACAATGGAGAAATTCCTTGGAAGATATCTGAGGATTTCAAGCATTTCAAACGCACGACAACTGGCAATCCTTGTATTATGGGAAGAAAGACTTGGGATTCTCTTCCTGAGAATTACAAGCCTTTGCCGAATCGTCCAAACATTATTGTTAGCAGAAAAGCTGCTATGTTGGAAAAGCAAAATCAATGGTCGCTTAAAGACGTTTATTTTGAATCTGATTTATCAGAAGCGATTGGATTTGCCAGTGAGACATTTCCTGACAAGGAAATCTTCATTATTGGTGGCGAGCAGATTTACAGACATGCTCTTGAGCAAGGACTTGTAAACAAAGTAATTGCTTCAGAAATAAAAGGCATTCATGAAGGAGATACATTCTTTCCAGAATTACCACTCCAAGGAATGGAAATTGTAAAGTCTCGTAATGTGATTCAGCAATTCGAAGATTTTTGTATTGTAGAATATATTCTGTAACAACAGTTTTGCGTTAAAAAACTAAAAGCCGCAGGTTGACTCTTGCGGCTTTTTTCGTTTTTTGCACTCTCATAGAATAATATGGGAGGCAAAATGACTTTGTTAAATGAGTTTTTAAAGAGAAACAGGGAACGTAGACTTAAGATTCATTGTGTAGGCGATGCAATGATAGACGAGTATTTTGAAGTTAAAGTAAATAGAATTAGTCCTGAATTTCCTATGCCAATTATGGCGTCATCTAACAATTGGGCTGTTCGTCGCCCCGGAGGTGCAGCGAATGTGGCTTATCAATTTAAAAATTTCAATGTAGAATCTTTGCTAATTTGTTGGTGTGATGAAATTGCAAAAAGTGTTTTTGTTGATCATAAAATTCAATGGGTACACGCATTGTGTTCTCAATGTTGTTCTCTTCCGATTAAAAGAAGGTTTTTAGATGGTGGAGTTCAAGTAGTCAGACATGATATAGAACTGCCGTTATGTGGTTTAGACGAACGCATAATTGATTTTGCTACTCTTGAAATAAGAACTTGTATTGAAAAAACATTTAGGCCAGATGTGGCAATATTGTCTGACTATAATAAAGGTTTTTTCTCAAGTGAAAATCATCGTGTTATTGATTTTTACAGAGATGTAAAAACTATTGTCGATCCTAAGATGGGTCCACTTTCTAAATGGAAGGGATGCACAATCTTCAAACCAAATGCCAATGAAGCTATGAATCTGACAGGGAGGACACAATGGAAAGAACAAGCTAAGCATTTGCAAGATGAATTGGAGTGCGAAGCTGTTGTGATAACATCTGGTGGCAACCATGTGTCTGGAATTTGGTATGATGATTTTTTCACTTTTAAACCAGACAGATCTGTGGTTGCAGAAAGTGTTGTGGGTGCGGGAGATTGCTTTGCTGCGTTCTTTGCTATGGCTGTTGGTCATGGATTTTCTATTCCAGAGGCTACAGAAATTGCTTGGAATGCTGGAGCAAATTATGTTAAAAACAAAAGAAATAGACCTATAGTTCCAGCGGAACTACCATTGAATGGTATTGTAAATCCGTCTGATTTAATTAATCGTGATTTCAAACTTGTTTTTACAAATGGATGCTTTGATCTTTTGCATGAAGGACATTTAAAGACATTGGAGTTTGCTAAAAGCAAGGGAGATAAGCTTGTTGTGGCTTTAAATTCTGACTCAAGTATTAAGAGGCTGAAAGGAGAGAATCGACCAATTAAGCCGCTAGACCAACGTATGGCAGTAATGAGTGCTTTAAAGATGGTTGATTTTGTTGTATCTTTTGAAGAAGACACGCCGCTGAACTTAATGCAACTAATAAAACCAGATGTTTTAGTGAAAGGGTCAGATTATCAAGAATGTGAAATTGTTGGAGGAAACATTGTTCCAGAAGTGTTCCGCTGCCCTGTTATTAAAGGCTTAAGCACTACGAATTTCTTGTCATGATTATTTTTTGCAGATACAACTTTCGCATGTGCATGTGCAATGTTCGTTGCAGGTGCATTTTTTGTCTTTGCAACATTTTATTTTACAAGAACAATTGCTGCAATAGACTTCAGAAAAACAGATAAGAGCAACGCTTAGACATAGAGCAAATGATAAAATATGTTTCATATTAAACCTCTAATTTAGTATGATATATGTATGCGTAAGAAGCTTATAAACAAAGTTGCTAAAAAGAAGTTAGAAAAAACGTGTTATTTTTGCGGCATAGATGATTATGCGGTCTTAGACACTCATAGAATCGTTCCGGGAGAAGAAAATGGTATTTACACTGAATTTAATACCATTGTCGCTTGTGCCAACTGTCATAGGAAGATTCATGATGGACAGATCGTGATTGATAGAAAATATTTTTCAACATCTGGCAAGTGGATATTACATTTTTGGCAAGACGGCGAAGAGAAATGGCTATAGACCTAGTAAATAATTCATGAACTTTAAAACATGGCTTAAAACCAACGAAACTGTAAAAAATTCGGCTGGTATTGACACTCAACCAACGCAAACGAATCAAGCGACTGATGATGCTTCAAAGTCGCTCATGACTAATCCTGCATTTGCTTCGGTTCAAAGTAAATTAATAGGAGCTTCTGGCAGTCCAAGTGCTCAAAGAAATCAACTGATTAATTTTACTACGAGCAATTTTAAATCTGCTGTTCCTCGTCAGGTAGCTCCTTTGACATCTCCGGCTCCAGTGGCGTTTAACATCCAAAACGATCTAGGATTGAATCTTGGAATTCCAAAGCCGAAGTTCTTAAACAAAAGGTGAGCAAATGAAATTCAAAGAATTCATTCAGTTAGAACTTGATGGTTTGTTTGGAAACATTAAAGCTGTTTCTAGTGACTTAGGATTGTTTCAAAAACAATTAAAAGATGCAAAACCTGCAAAAAAAGGGACTGCAAGCCGAATCATGAGTTCTATGAGCAAACCAAGTATGCCAGCAAGGCCAGCAGGAATAACTTCATATAAGAAACCAATGACAATTCCTTCTTTACTTAAATAATTTTTCTTAAAATACCTCTTGTGTTGTTTTTATTATTAAGATATACTTTTGATGTTATACGTGGGTTCGACTCACTTCCTTCTAACAAAAAAGGGTTTTTTATGGAAAATAACACAGTCTTAAAGAAGTTTGCAGAACTGTATGATCGTAAAGAGTTCCTTGCGTTGAACGAGGAAATGTCTTTTGAACAGTATCTTGAAAAGGTTCAGTCGAACCCAAAGCTGGCTAGAAATTCATTCCAGTATGTTTATGATATGATCATTGCGAAGGGGACTAGCACCTTCGAAAGATATCGAAAGACATATACTCGGTATCATTTTTTCAACGATAATGAGATTCCTATCTTCGGACTTGAAGAAACTCTTCAGGATCTCGTGGATTTCATTCATGGTGCGGCTGGTAACTATGGAACAGAGCGTAGAGTTCTATTGCTTCACGGTCCTGTAGGTTCTTCTAAATCCACCATTTGTCGTAGGCTTAAGAGAGGTCTTGAATCTTATTCTCGCACAGATGCTGGTTCATGGTATACCTTTAAGTGGGTTAATCTTCCAACTGAAGCTGATGAAGCCGGACCTGCTGTTTTCACAGAGGCAACAGATGTTTCGCCTTTGAATGAAAACCCATTGAAGCTTATGCCTCGCAATATGAGAGATGAGTTCTTGCGTGACATTAATGCTTATCATGTTGAAATGTCCACAGAGGACGAACGTGAAAGCATTTACAGGTTGATTTGCGAAGGGGATCTTAATCCACGATGCAAGCTTTTCATGAAGATGTTGCTTGAAAGATACGAAGGCGATTGGCTTAAAGTGGTTCAGAACCACATTGTGGTAGTTCGTCGAGTTCACTCTGAAATTGATCGATGCGGAATTGGCACATTCCAGCCAAAGGATGAAAAAAATCAAGATAGCACAGAATTGACAGGAGACATCAACTTCCGTCATATTGGCAACTATGGATCAGACTCTGATCCAAGAGCCTTTAACTTTGATGGAGAGTTTCAAGTTGCAAATCGTGGGGTTTGTGAATTTATTGAAATGTTGAAGCTGGCTAATGAGTTTCTTTACGATTTGCTTGGCGTTGCACAAGAACATCAGATCAAGCCAAAGAAATTCTCTCAGATTGTTGTTGACGAATTGATTATTGCTCATACCAATAATCCTGAATATGAAAAGCTGAAGAACAATCAGTTCATGGAAGCTCTTCGTGACAGAACCGTTAAAATTGACGTTCCGTATCTAACACGTTGGTCAGATGAGATCAAGGTTTTGGAACAAGATTACGGTCCCGGAAAAGTCAAACAACACATCATGCCTCACACTTTGGAAATCACAGCTTTGTTTGCTGTATTGACCAGATTGCAGGAAGATCCAGACAGCAAGTTAGATCTTCGTGATAAGGCAAAGTTGTATGACGGCAGAAGTCTTCCCGGATGGACAGAAGACTCTGTTAAAGAACTTCGTGATAGATATGTAGATGAAGGTCTGACAAGTGGTGTGTCTGCACGATATACTCAGAGCGGACTCTCAAATTGCCTTGCTCGACATAAGAAGTATGTAAATGTATTTCATGTAATGAGCGAGTTAAAGGAAGGTCTTGGTGCATCATCTTTGATTACCAAGGTTGAAGACAAGAAGAAGTATGAATACTGTGCTGAGTTGGCAATCAAAGAACTGGACGAAATTCTAAAGAATGAAGTTCAGCGTGCTCTTGTTGCTGACGAGAAAGCTATGGAACGTCTTTGTAATAAGTACATTGACAACGTGATCTCATATGTTAACAAAGAACGTATGATTCATCCGATCACTCATCAGCCGATGGAGCCAGATGAAAGACTTATGCGAAGTATTGAAGAGAAGGCTGATATTCCAGAACAAGGATGCGATGACTTCCGAAGATCTTTGGCAGCATTCATGGGGACTCAAAGCCGCCGTGGCAAGGAATTCAAATGGGATTCAAACGAAGAGCTTAAGAGAGCTATTGAATCTAAAGTTTTTGAAGACATCAAGGACACAATTAAGTTGTCTTCATTGACTAAAGAAGCAGCCGATCTTGATCCAGATCTTCAAGAAAAGATAGACGCTATCAAGACTCGTTTGATTAAGCAGTATGGCTACAATCATCAATCTGCTTCAGATGTACTGGAATACGTCAGTTCAATTTTCGCCCGTGGCGATATCTCTAAGTAGTAAGGACTTAAGTCAATTCTTACAAAAAATCTGTAAGAATTGACTTTAATTTACATACATACTATAATGGTAGTATGGAGGTGAATATGAAGACTTGCTATCGTTGCAAAAGAGAATTGTTAGAAGATCAGTTTGGGAAGAACAAAAGCAAACCGGGCGGTTTGGCTGACGAGTGTAAAATCTGTAAAAGCGAGCTTTGTAAA